TCGCATCATTTGGAAAAGCGCCATCATCCAGATGCCGGTCCCGATGAAATCGATGGATGCTTCACGCGGACGACGGACATACCGACGAAACCCAAAGATGAGCAGTGCCAGCATTCCGATGGCGATGAAACCAGTGACGTTGGTCATCCAGTCCCAGATGGTGGCCTTGTGAAGCCAGTCAGTGATTACGTTCATCGCTCTTGCCGTCCTCGATTACTTGTTTCAGTGCGAGCGATAGCTGCTCACGGATTGCCTCTCGTTGTGCGGCCAGACGATCCAGATGCCTCGAGGCTTGATCGAATTTCTCATCTGCCACTTTTCTGGTAGCTGTGACTGCTTTTGAGGTGAGACCGAAAATCTGCATCTTACTTACCTCCAAGAGCCCTGACCAAGATGGTGAGCTCAGTCAGGATTTTGGTAGTCTCGATTTCACGGTCCGATGCACGATCTATCAGCTCGTTGATCCTGACATCACGAGACTCGATGATCTTGTCTTTTTGATTGTTTTGATAGATAAGGTATAGCGCCCAGACACCGAGGACACCGTAGCCCGCCAGAACGCTTCCGATGGAATCGAGAAATGCTTCCATGTCAACCTCCCGTGATTTTCTTATCGCGCGAGGCGTAGAAGTCTTTCAGTGCCTGCTGTCTCTCGGCGCATGTGATCAAGCTACCACGATCACGAAGCCAGAAACGCTCAACCTCAGATTGGGAGAGTTCCCTATCAGGCAACAGAACAGGACGGGCGCATGGCTCCGTGAGCGATACAGGTGCAGGAGCCAGCTTGGGCGGCTCAACGGACCCGATTGAGTCTGCGCACCCCGTCAACAGAGACAGCGGGACGAGCAGCGTTCGGATCGGCATCTGCACCAGCTTCAAGATCTGCAATGGTAGCATTTCGTTCACGCAGTAGCCGGTTCAATTCTGCCTCACGTTTACGAGCTTCCTCTAAGGCATCTTCATTCGCCTTGGTTAGCCGTTCGCGTTCGTTCTGGATTGCAGTTTCATATTTCAGGGTGGTGACAGCAACTCCATGGTTGTAGCCATTCCACCAGATATAGAACTCTGCTCCCACGAGCAGCACCACGATAAGGATATAAGGCAAATAGCGCCTAAAGACAACCCCAAGTAGCATGTGACTACCTCCTTGCGAGCTCTATGGACGTGCTGGTGCCGGGGGCATGGGCCACAGCCCACCCAGCGCGGCCACAGGCGCGGCCACAGGGCACCGGGCGGGGGTGGGCCGCTACCCTACCACCCGCCAGCCTGCCCCGGCGCTCCTGGACGTCCCTAGAGGTCGTAACTTTACGCATTAAGACCTCGGGAACTCTTGGCGACGCGGGATATACTGGGCACCAGTCAGGGACAGGTAATCAGTGATGCGAGCTTCGTCCATGATACCGTTGAACCAGTCGGCGGTTCCGCCTCCATCATAGTTGCCGAACGTGAGTTTCGCGGTCCCATTGAAGGGTCGTCCGCTGTCAGTCCAGTTCAGAAGCGGAATACCATCGAACATGAGAGTATAGGTATTCGTGGAGTTCTTCAAGCAGAGAGCGACCTCGTGCCAGCTTGTATCGTTATGAGCATCGTTGGGGACTTCGACGCCCTTGTAGGTGACAGCCGTGCCGTTGGTCGAATATTGGAACGTCAGATCGTTGCCGCTGCCAGTGGAGTTGAGAACGAACGCCCAGCTTCTCTGGTTTCCAGTGGTGAGCCACTTGCTGAGAAGCATTTGTCCATTCGCACCGCCAGCACCGTTCCGCTTATACCAGAAGCGGATGGTCTTGTCATAGGCACCGAACTCGAAGTTCGCATTGTCAGGGAAATCAACCTTCGCAGTATTCGCACCAGTCAGGTTCAGAGCAGCCGACCCGAACTTCTTGGTGGCAGTCGTGAGAGCAGCCGGAGACGTGAAGGTCGCAACTGCCGCGCTTGGGCTTTCTTCAGTGTAAGACGTGGCACCGTTAGCGCCATTCCACCCAAAGAGACCCTTGACATAGGTCGCGAAGGTAGGATCGAAGTCCGCTTGGGCATCGGAGTATGCACGACGCTGCTCGGTGCCCCAGAGAGCTTTCGCACGAGGATCGGGAGAACCGCTACAGATGATCGCTTCATAGAACTTGCCATCGAAGCTCTCAGCACCAGCCATGTTCGCACCGAGACGCCATTTGGTCGTATTCGGAGCAGACAAGTTGGACGAGTCCGAGTTGTTTCCACGATCAACTTCGTTCGTGTATTTGTTGATCACAGCAGTATCACTGAGCGGGTCAACAGTCCAAGTCTGCAGACCCGTTCCGTTTCCACCATAAGAGTATGCGGTGCCATTCCAACGAGTTTCGAAAGTCGTGCTGCTGAGCTGAAGGATACCATGACGATAGTATGGTGATGTGAGAGCGCCGATCTGGTGAGGAATAGTCCAGATGTATTGCAGACCAGTGCCATTGCGAGAATGGCAACCGAAGATCAGCGGTCGGTTGAACAGATGAGCATTCGGCGCACCGTTGGAGAAGCTGGGTCCATCAAGATATTTTCCGAACCCAGTGAAGTTGATTGCAGGACGCAGACCATTCGGAGAACCAGTGAAGTCCAGACGAGGCTGGAGGCCTGCCGTTGCTTGGGTCAGGTTCAGACCAGCGGGTCCTTGGTCATACCAAGTCACAACACGAGCTTCACCGACCACCGTATAGGAGTTTAGGTTGCCCTGAGTGTTGAAATAGACGTCTTGCTCCGAGTTGTCGTTCGTATCACGGATACGGATAGCGGGACCGTTGTAGGTCGAGATACGACGAACCAGAGAATAGACAGACACGAAATCGCCGATAGGAGAAGCGTCCCACGTATCGAAATAGTCGAGCGACCCACGCAGGAAGAACTGCGAAAGATCGATCGGATAGATCGAATAGTAAGGGCTGTCCTGAGCAAGAACTGTGTCAGTCGCAGTGACACGAATTTCCACATCAGTGTTGTTGATGGTCGTGAGGTTGAAGGGAATGTTGTAGGTCGTCACACCAGCCGCAACCGTGCCAGACAGAGTGGTGTTCTTCACGCCGCCGACGTAGACATCGATCTTGTAGCTCTCTGCGTTCGGAGGCGTCTGCGCTGCATCGACTTCGGTAGGGATCGGCAGCACACGATGGTCTCTGGGTGCCCAAGTGAGAGCAGTTGCCACAGCCGCCGTGATGATCGGATCATACTGACGGACACCGCCGAGCTTGAGGTTCCCCGGCCGAAGAGGTTTGTTATTGTGATAGGTAGCAGCACCGACATAGGCAATCGGGGTCACTTGATCAGGGGACTGTCTCACGCTGCCAGCGCCGTCCAGGAAGCGATGGTTGTAAGTCTGCCCATCGGGGAAGATGTCAATCGCACCAGAGTTGAATGCAGCCGTCGGAACAGAATAGACACGAGCGCCGATGCTGTGATCTTCGATCGGGCTACCGAACAGTCCGCGATAGACGTTGGTCAGCGTCCAGTTCCCGCTGCCTCCATCGACTGCGGTTTCGAAAGCCATGAATTCATTGTTCACGAGAATGATGTTTTCGTAGCCGTTGATCACATCGCTCGTGACCGCGCTCTCGAAAGTTCCAACCACAGAGCCGAGAGACATGCCGATAGTGGTGTCTTTGCCGGTGACGAAACCAGCGCTCTTCGAATATGCAACAGAAAGCAGACCAGAGCCTTGGTAGATCACATCTTTCGGATCATCAGACGTTTCGTCCAGAGTTTCTCCAGGAAGCTGGACGTTGATCGAATAGGTCGTCGACACGCCACTCGGTTTCGCAGCGACGCCAAGCAAGCCGACACGTTCGTAAGTGATCGGCGTCTCCAACTTGTTCGTGAAGAACCTCGGCATTTGAACGAGACGAGCCGTGATGACATCGGAGGGTGTGAGAGACACAGGGGTCCAACCGCTGCTTTGCGGAGAAGAGAACACCACATCGCTCAGTGCGAACTTGTCTTGAAGAGCTTCGATAACGATCTTGCCCTTGGTCAGTTCACCAAGATCGAAACGCTGCACCCGCATGACCAGATCAACGATGCCATAGTCTGCCCAAGAGAACTTGAAGGGCGATCCAGGACGAAGAGTGTTCGCGTTGCGGTTGACCTCGATCGTCGCACGGAACAGCGGAACGGACCTTTGGGCTCTCTCCCGAGATGCGATCTCATTCGCCGTATCAGGATCGTAGCAGAACGGGAAGCTGAGCGTGGTAGTGCGGAGCTTGCCCAGAGTGGCGACAACTGCCATGTCCTGGGAGATTGCGACAGCTTCACTTTCACTATCACGTTGCGGGAAGGACACCTTCACTTGCGATTGAACTTCGTCCCACGACGTGCGGGTGAAGCTGCGAACGATAGCGATATCGTTCTCATCGAATTCAGGGATCAGATCGACATCATAGTCATCACGGATCAGGCTGATCGTGACTTTGCCACTGTCAGGATCCTGATACATGATGCCGTCGATCTGGCGCAGAATTTCGCTGATTAGACGAGCACCATCAGACTCAGAGGTGACGAGAATGGAAACACCATTCTGTTCTTCCCAGAGAACCTGACCGACAGTCTGCAAAGCCACGAGATCGATGTCAGAAACGGCAATGCCGAGGCCCCGCCATGTATCGACCATGATCTGATAGATCGCCTCAGCAGGGTTCATATCAACACCATCATTGATAGTGCCGCTATCAGGCAGGTCGAGAGAGTTCGTGTAGCACTCCAGAACGAACGCCATTTTACGGAGAGATGCGCTCTCACCGATATAGGCATGTTCGAAGACCATGTGGGCCATGCCGTTATATGCGGGGACATTCCCCGAGCCGACTTGGCCCTCAACGTAGGTATCAACGTTCTGTGTGAAAGCGCCGCTGTAGAACTTGCCGGTGCTTCCCCAGCCACCGCCGCTCTTGTAGCCACCGAAGAGTTCGCTGTCGCTGATATTGATCACAGTCTCAGTGCCACCAGTCGTATCACCAGACCAGACCAGAGTCTCATCGATATAGACTTCGCGCAGGACGACACCCGGTCCCAGCGCAAGACCCATGTCGAGGCCAAGATAGTATTTGTAGCCGACCGTGACTTTCTTCGAACTGAACAGACCAGTCTTCACCTTTTCGGTGATTGCTTTCGATTCGAAGTCTCCATACCAGAGAGTGTTCGGCGCATTGAGGCGGACACGCCCAAGGACGAGAGGGATGGGAGAGTCTTCACTCGCCATCGGAAAGTTGTTCGGATCAAGTTCATCAGCACGGGCATTTTCGAATTCCGGCTTGGGAGCCAGAAGAGCCGTGATGACAAACGACACGAGAAAGAGGGCGAGCGTGAACCAGATCATATCTTACCCGTGAAAGGATTGCGTCCAGGGACGAGTGGGGTGCCGCCAAAGCGTGGACCATTGGCGAATTTCACCTTACACGTATCGAAGTCATGTGCGCAACCCCTAAGAATTTCGACAGGGTTTCCGATCTCCAGCTTCGAGAACGGATAGCTCACAGTGATATCAGTTGCAGTGACGTTGGTGATCATTCGGCTTTCACCAGAAGAGATAAGCCTGATCATTCCAGCCAGAATATCGGCAGGTCCATAAGGATTGCTGCCAACGCTGACAATATTGTTCGAGAAGCCAGTGACCGTTGTGGAGTGCTTGTTCAGGGCCTCAGAGACGCCGCAGCGGGCGTCATATAGCAGATGGTTGCACGGCCCCTGATAGCGCGGCGTAGGGGCAGAGCCAGCCATGATATAGCCGAAGATGGCTGGCACCCTGATCTTTGCCAACTGCCCTTCAACCGTGAAAGAGGTGACGCGACCTTTCCACAGGAGAACAGTGTCATTGAGATCAGTTGCGTGGACACGGAAAATTTCGCAAACGAGAGTTGGCGGAGCCTGATCGTAGGCATATTCACGAACCATAGGATGCGTGAACGGCATACTGATTTCGAGGGCCAGTTGGTCCTCCTCTTGGGTCCCCACCTTGAGTGCATCACGACTGATCGTGATGGGAGAATATGTTTCACCATTCACAACGAGAGTGGTAGAAAAACTCGTCATGCGATAGGTGTTGTAGGTTCCAGTGAAGCGATACACTTCTCTGGGACGTCCACCCTGAATACTCGTTTCATCAGTTTGATATGCCATCAGCCTGCATCCGTTGTGGTGACAGCCCAGGAGTAGGTCGTGTCACGGTGATCGTGACGCCGACGGATCGTATCATCACCACGGACTTTCAGCAAGAAGCTGATCATCTTGATGTTGGCAACTTCAGGATCATCGGGCAGAGGAGGAGAGAATGCGAGATCGACATAGCCATCATCACGAGTGGTCGCGCTGGTGACTGTGTGATAAGTCGCAGGAAGATTATCATACTGGATCATGATCCGCTTCCACGTATCATACGGGAAGAGAAGAGTCCCATAGTTGATTTCGTTGATCTGGATAACACCGTTCAAAGCAGTGGGGGCTGCGATCGGTGCAAGCGTGAGATCGGGGAACCACGTCGGTATCAGCCATGCCTTCTGGGCACCCTTCACCTGATTGATGAATTCTCGCATATAGTCCTCCTTCGCAGAAGGACCATAGCGATTGATCAGCCACTGACGTTGACCAGAAATGATGACATGAGGGTTCGCAGTCCTGAGAATGGTTTTTACACCAGTCTCGAAGTCCATGACCTCTGCATCGCGAGTAAACAACTCTTCTGCTCCAGCCAGAGGACGGATGGTCATGATATTGTAGCCATCGAGAGTTTCGATGGTCGGCGTTGCATTGGGCCTCGGAAGAGTGTAAGCACCGAAGCTCTCAGCCTGAATTTCCAACTTTCCGGTGACAGTCTGCATCGTCATGCCGGAATTTGCCTTGAGGATCATCTCGTGGGCAGGATAGACATAGTTCCCAGTCGTGAGGGCCTCACCCAAGGAAGAGCCGATATCAACGCCGTCCGAATAGATGGTCGTCACGTTGAAGATGAAAGCCTTCTTGGTCTGAACGTTGATGATCGCGATACCTTCACCCAGTCGCATTTGAGTTTGCGAGGTATCAAAGTAGAGTCTGTTGGAAGCGATCGGTGAAGGAGCAGTCAGCTTCGCAGCATGATGGTAGTTCGGAACGATAGCCTGCAAAGCCATGTTCTTGAACAGGAGTTCATATTGTTCACGACGATCCTGCATATCGATGATATCGACAGTGAAATTCAACGTGCGACGAGGATCATCGCGCAGACTGATACGTTGTTCAGATCCATTGTAAGAAGTCATGATATCGGTCAGATATTCCCACGTCTCATCAACCGGAACGTCCGGAATGAAGTTGAAGGTTTCCGACACGATAGCGATAACAGGGAAGATTGCATCGCCATTCTGATACACGAAGTCGACCAGCGCGTCCACGTTGGGTTCGCCGGGTCCGATCCGCATCAGGATGGTCTGATACTCAAAGTCCCTGATCGTGCTAATCAGAGGGGTCTTGTTGAAAGTCAGGACACTCGATCCAGCAACGAGAATGTCCTGGAGGGTATCGATCTTCGGATAGGTATTCCAGATAACGAACGGAATGTCAGTATCGACCAGAGGGTTCTGAAGGCGAAGCTCTTCAGGAATTACCCAGAAGCGATAGTGGAAGTCATCATGCTGAGTTGCGACCCTGTTCCACGAGCCAGCTCCTTTCCACGACGTTTCATCAACGACAGTATAGTTGTCGCCCATAACGGGATCACCACCGAAAGCAATGCCTTCGATGTTGTCAGGAAATCCTGCTCCCTGATGTGGAATTTGGGAACCACTTAAGACGATCCGATCCCCGGTTGCATCCGAGGACCAGACAGCGGCAATAGGTGCGTCAGCGATGACAGGCATTACACGACTTTCTTATATGCGAACGCAGCCCTTCCAGAGGATACGAGATCAAGGACTTGCGTCTGAGCCCAAGGAGTGGAGCGCAGCATCGGGAAGATCATCCAATCTTCACCACCGTAGGTCACCACCGAACCCGGCACATAGCTCTCCATTCCACAGGTTCTGACATTCGGGAAAGCCCCGAGATACATGCACTGAGAACTCGTGGTCAAACCTTGCAGGGCAATGAACGGGAGTGGACCCATCGACAAAGCGCCGGAGTATGGTGCAGGAATTGCGAATGGTTGATACGATCCCCAGTAGAAATCGGTAGATTGAACACGATTGTTCGTTCCAATGCCAGTCCAAAGCGAAGAGGAATTCATGATCGTATTGAAAACCTGATCATCATTGTAGACAGTATCAGGAGAGAACCACCCAGCGCCGGGGAACGGATTGACAGTGGGATCGACGATCCACGAAAGAGCATTCAGCCCATGATAGTTCATCCATGGGCTGGAGAAACCAGCAGTCCCATTGAATGGGGACAGAGATCTTCCATAGTGAGCGCAGTTCCAGTCATCACAAATATTGTTAGCAGCAGTGCTGATCGAATAGCCACGCTTTGCGGAGCCAGTCGCATAGACGATCGCAGTGTGAGCCATGCCGTTCTTGTTCAGTTCACCGAACGAGAAGTGAACATAGCAGTCACCGTTCACACCGTTGGAGAAGTTCGCAACGACATGGATATAGTCGCACAGGGAAGGGTCGGAGAAGATGTGCCACGTCGTGAACGTATAGTGCATGTTCGCGACTTGAGCGGAGTTGGCGGTTAGTGCAGCGTTCGCGGTAGCGTTCGCAGGACTGGTCCCGACGGCGATCCTGATATAGCGAACAGTCCGGTTCGCGTTGGTGAACGTGCGATCGAACTCGGTTGCCGTGTAGGTCGCCCAGTCGACACCACGAACGTTGCCTTTGCTGATCGGCCACGTCCCGCCAGTGTCAGACCAGCCGTCAGCCTGAGCATGGGCCAGCACCGCCGCCATCAGCGCGACATAGTTTCCGGAACCTGTGGAGTAGCTCATGGGTCAGTCCTCTCTCACGCAGAACCAAGCAATCGGTTCACGCCTTGTTCTGTTGGGGAAGACACGATAGTCTTGACCGCCAATGGTGATCACTTGGGTAGGAGTAAGGATGCTCCCGGAAGGGATTGCGAACACACCATCGAGAACGCCGATGTTCCCATATGGATCGGTCATGACGATACAGGGAATGAGCGGAAGCTCGTTCTGGGCAGTTGCTCTCATATAGTCGAAGATATGGTTCGCATCATAGTCCACATAATCCGAACCCATACCAAAGGGCCAGACAGGACTGTTCGTCGATCCGAAATGATACGGCCAGACCCAAGCAGTGTTCGGTGTGTTGAGATACAGATTGGAGGCGTTGTTGTTCGGACGGTTCTCTGGGTATACCAAAGTTCCATTCCAAAGACGAGCGATACCTGCACCGAAACCTGGATCAGCACACGAGGATAGTTGAGCATTCGTAGAAATCGAAGTATACGAGGAACGGTTGTTCATCGTAGTGAGAGCACACAGCGGGAACGGATAATCATCCGGAGTGCCGAACGCACTCATGAAGCCGACATAGGAGGACGTATAGTCCTGAGCACCAGAACGGGTGACCAGAACGATGCGTTTCGAGTTGGAATAGAGCCAGAACGTCACGGTGCCAGCATCCATGAGATGGCTCATAGCTCGAGCGGTGTTTCCTTCCTGGGTATTCCAAACCTTGATGTTGCTGTCATAGCCGATGGAGAAGTCCCACTCGATCACGTGGGTCGAAGAGTTCGGTCTGCACTGAGAACGAGCATGAACATAGACGCGGCGGCTCGAGTCATAGCCCGGTCCCTGCCATGCCCAGTAATCCTCAGAGAATGCGCGAAAATCACTGGACGACCATTTTATGTCAAACGGAAGTTCTTCCGCACTGCCAGAACGACGCGGTTGGGTCGACGAAACATGGTTCGTATGAAGATATCCATCAGTGACAGTGAAAGTCTTGGTTTCACCAGAGGCCCAAGAGATGCCAGAGTATTCTATCAGCGTGGTCCAGGTCAGACCATCATTTGACCATTGGAAAGCGAAGTTCTGAGGCGAGTTGTTGGCAGTCGTATCACCCTGCATCACGAATTCGCGAATGGTGGTCGCACTTCCGAAATCATAAGTGACAGTCCAGACACCCTGATTGATATTTGCAGAGCGGAAGTTCGAACCACCAGCGACGAGGTTGCCGGGAGAACCAGTTCCGGTCGACGAGGACGAGAAGTTCGCTCCAACCGTCGCTTGGTTCGCACCACCAGCCGTGGTGCGAAGATGAAAGAGTTGAATACCACGGAAGTTGACGGTTACCGACCTCCAGCAGATCAAACGCCAGTAGCGAGCAGCTTTCGGGCTGGCACATGCGAGATCAGTCTCGCCGCGAAGTCTGGTCCAGCCATTCGCGACGAGATGGGTATTGATCTTGTTCAGCAACTCGGTGGGAGTAGCGGCGGTGCCAGTCGTGAAAGGCATTCAGAGTTCTCCTTACCGAGACCCAGCGATCTGCCTTACCGTCGAGGCATTCCGCTGGAGAATATTGATGATCTGCGTGTCACCACCATTGTTGAACACGCCGATGATATCGTCCGGGCTGAGCACAGCCGCCACATTGACCGGAGGAGACTGAACGACAGTCGTTCCGCCACCATTCCCCTGACCGTCCTTCTGGGCTTGCTGCTGACCCGGCGTGAGTATGTCTACACGCTCATCAGGCCTCTTGGCAAATGCAACCAGTTGCGAATCGGTCGACCCTGGACCTGTTGGAAGGATGGAGCCGCCAGTCGCAAAGTGAAGTCCGCCACCAGCACCACCAAGACCAGCGCCAGGAATGCCCAAGAAGCCACCGAGGAAGGACAGAAGGAGACGCTGCGCTGCCAGCTTGAGAAGCTGAGCGAATAGGTCAGCAAAGAACTGACGAATGTTCAGCCGACCGGTCTTGGCGAACTCAACGATCGCATCGGCGGCCTTGCCAGCCGCGTCGACCAGCACTCCACCAAGCGCCTCACCGAATTGGCTGGCGGACTGGATGCTTCCAGCAATCGCTGCACGGAACCCACCACCGATAGTTCCGGAGGCTTTGTCTGCGTTGATTTGCAGTTCGCGGAGTTTGTCGTTGTATTGTCCGAGCGAGATTGCGCCCTGCTCGAACAGTTGGTTCAGAGCGATCTGTCCGAGCTTCAACTGCTCCTGAGGACCGAGAATGTCCTGGAGGGTCTCACCTTGGATTTTCGCAATCTCCAACAGAGCGGTCTGAGTAGCGACCTGCTCTTTCTCTGCATCAGTCAGCTCGCGCTTGATGGACTTCTCAATGCTGAGAATATTGTTGGTGATCTCTTTCTGAAGACCGTATTGCTTTTCGAGCTCGATCTTCTTTTGAAGTTCGGCGATCTCCTGAGCGAACGATTTCTCGTTCTTACCACCGCCTCCACCCCCGCCTCCGCTTCCGGTGCCGGTGCCAGTTCCACCAGCGAGCGGACCGAGTTGACCGGGTGCAGGTTGATTTGCGATGTTCTCACGGGCACGATCAATGATCTTCTGCCCAACAGGGGCAAGAGCATTGGCGAGACCGTCGATCACGTTCGCGACTTTGCCGCCTTCGTAGATTTCATTGAAGCCATTGACGAATGCGTCGCCAGCCGCTTTGCCAGCATCGGCAGCAGCACCTTTGAAGCGAGGCAGCGTGACTTCGCTGAGTTCAGTGATCTGTCCTTTGATGCCAAAGAACTCAGCGGCTTTGTCAGCACCGACAAAGGCCAGCAGAGCGTTCAACGCACCGATCACCTTGTTGATTGCAGCGATTGCTCCATTGGCGAATGCCTCGAAGCCTTCGATAAGGACGTTGGCGATCCCTTGAGCTACAGCAGCCGCCTGACCGGGCAGAGCTTGGAATGCAGCGATGATGCCGTTCACCACGCCAATCACAACGCGAGGAACGAAGGTGAACGCATCGATCATTGCCTCAGCAGCACTGAGGATTGCATCACCCATGATTGCAGCGCCAGCGACAATCGCGTCGCGGGCATAATCGAGACCCTTGACAATATATTCCCAGGCAGTGCTGAAGAACGGAGAGATTACTTCCCACATAAGCTGGAAAGCTGCGATCACAGCATCTTTCAGACCGACAACACCGTCAGCAGTGACTTTGATCTCATTGCCCCAAGTGAAGAACGCCGCCACGAGGGCACCGACGGCCACCACGATAGCGGTGATGGGGTTGGCAAGGAGCAGCGCCCACAGCCCAGAGAGGGCACTGCCAGCCAGCCTGATGACACCCGTGAGCAGCGGGAAGGAGCCAGCCAGCCGAGCCACCATACCAGTCTGAGCAACCTGAGCCGTGGCGAGGCGGGTGGTCGCAGCGGCTTGGGCGTTCTCTGCAAGTGCGAGCTCACCACGCAGAGCAGTGACACGACCAGCAGCAATCGCTTCAGCACGTTCAGCAGCGGTCAGACGGATGGTCGCTGCGGTGAGCCTGTCACGAGCAGCTTCGTTGGCAATGAACCGACCAGTCTGAAGATCGCGAGCACGGCCATTCTGGAACGAGGCAGTAGCCTCTACATATTCAGCCTGAGCATTGGCAAGAGTTGTTCTGATTGCGGTCTGGCGAACCAGAATGTTCTCCAGTTTTGCACGGGTGTCGATCGCGGTAGCCTCAGCAGCAGCGACAGACGACCTCGCACTGGCGGTCTGGATGGAGAAGTATCGCGCAACCGCTTCACCAGATTTGGTCAGCGTGTTCGCGAACTCCAAAGCACTGTTGATTGCCCGCGCAGAGAACACTGCGACGGCCACCCCGGCGAGAACGCCCAAGAGGTTCACCAACGTCCCGATGTGTTCGGAAAGAGTGATGATCGCTCTTGCGAACAGAGCACTCGCACCAGTGGCATCATCGAAGTCGTCAATGAACTTCAAGATGTTGTTTCGTGCGACGTTGAACGCCTGCTCGATGGTCGGGTTCGTTTGGGCGAACAGAGCGTCCACCTGTTGCTGAGAGTTCTTGATCGCGTCGAACACGATCTGCGCAGTCAGCTTCCCTTCCTTGCCGAGTTGACGGAGTTCACCACGGCTGACCTTGCCGAACTGGCCGGTCTTGTTCAGATGGTCCACAATGAGGTCGGAGACGTAAGGCAGTTGTTCCAGAACAGAACGAAGTTCGTCGCCGCTCAGGCGGTTCGAGGCGAGGCCCTGCCCAAGCTGGATCAGGGCAGCGTTGGCTTCTCGAGCAGACGCACCGGAGATAACAGCAGCTTTCTGGAGCGTCTCGGTGACGCTGATCACATCTTGCTGGCTCGCCCCGAGGTTCCTTGCAGACAGGGCGACGCGGGTGTAGATTTCGCCAGTCGCTTCAACCGCAGAGCGGGAACGATTGGCAGAAGCGAACAGAGCGTCTTGAACTGCCTCGAGATTTTGAGTGCTCGAGGAAGTCAGACGGAGACGGTTCTCCATATTGGTGAGAGCATCAGCATAGCTCGCCAGCGTCGACACCAGACCAGCACCGCCGATAACGAACAGAGCCCGCTTGAGGAGGAAGAGGCCACGAGTGGCGTTGTTCGCTGCTTCACCAATTTCGTCGATCTTGCGTTTGACAACGCGGGCACCGCTCTCTACGAAGCGAATGTTGACGTTTTCAGTCACCATCAGATGTCACCACCCTCATCATCGTTCCTGGGATCGAAGACCCTGAAACCACGGACAACTGCTTGGGCTTCACGAATGGAAACCTCAACGCCGCCTGCGATCAGTGCTTTGTCGATGTGAGGAACATTGTTCGAAATATAGATGCTGGTGGTCAGACCGACACCGGACTTCCCTCGCACACTGTCGATGCGAGCGTTGCCTGCGGCAATCGTTGCCTGAGCATTGGCGGTTTCTGAGGCCCCTTGTCCAGCACCTTTGGAGTGCTTGGGATAGGGAGCATATGGCTTGATAACAGCACGAGTGGGATTGCCGACACCGACACGCCAGTTGGAACGAGCTTCACCGGTATCGACTTTGGTGTTCACCACGAGTGATGCCAACGTCTTCTTCGCCATACTCCGCACGAGCTTCGAGGCGGAGTTCTCCACCTGACGGCCCCTGCGGAACATATTCTTGGAGAATTGGAGGGTGGGCATCACTTACTCTTCGCGGCTTGATATCTGAGATACACCGTGTCCATCTGGACGATATGATGGTGCATTGCCTCAGATTGTTCTTCGTCCAGACCTTTCATTACGCAGTATTGCTCGATCGCGAGCCAAGGGATTGGACCTACACCCATGCCGATTTGACGCGACGAGGTAAGCTCCAGAAACCCTAGATAGTATAGCTCCAGGCCGGGCATAATGCTAGGGGCATTTTCAATGCGAGCAGGTATGGGCAGGCCAGCTTTCACGGCCTGCTCAATGATCTGCTGCTCTACGTGTCCCTGCTGGAGTTGATACTCCAGCACTTCGGTTAGTTTCCCGAGTCGTCCTCGAGTTCGGCCTTCCGGAAGTTGGCGATGGACTGAGCCTGCTCCTGAATGTCCATGAACAGGTTGGGAAGAGCGGAGAACGTCGCGATGACGTTGTCGTAGTTGAACGGGAGAATGTCGCCGTCCCGACCTTCGATCCCGGACTTCCAGGCATCGTCGACTTTCACCTGCCAGTCCAGCACGATGGTCTTGGCGAAGATGTCCGACATGATCGCCAGCGAGCGCTCGTTGGAAACCGCACCGGCTTGCATGGCGCGACGGATCGGCTTCAGAGCTTTCTCGGCGTAGCGAACGTATTTCTTGTTCCCCTGACCAGCCGACGCGACTTTCAGGCGGAAGTCGCCGTAGTCGAGCCAGATGCCAGTCGTTTCGAGATCTTCGTCGGTTTCGAAGATATCATACATACCCATCTTGCATCTCCTATTCTAGGTGGGTGGTGACCGGCTCTTCCCCGGTCGGGGCGTTATTTCAGCCCGTGCCTTGGACCATTACGCCGCGTTCGGGACATAATGGAAGTAGGTGACCAGGAGTGTGTGATCGAGGTTCTCGTCCACGTCCTGACCCGAAGACGCATCGGTGTTGAGCGGCAGGGTGATCGGCTGATCGACTTCAACCTTGAGACGCCCATCGCCCAAGGAGATGAGCGGCATGTCAAAGACCATCGCCGTGTTGTCCTTGACGAACGAGACGTCCAGGGTCACGCTGCCGTTGTTGCGAACCTGCTGGGTCGCGGCGACGCTGGCGAAGTAGGCCGTCAGGCTCCCCGAGACGGTGAACGTCCCGGCCGTCACGTCGAATGCACCGAGAACACCGACCGCCTTGTTGGGCGTGACGTTGTTGTTGATGGTGATCGTCGCTTCGGTAACGTAGGCGAACAGCGCAGACGGAGCTTCGTTGACATCGGACACGACCGCCAGCCGGATACGACCGATGTCGCTGGAAGTGTTGTATTCCGAAGCCGCGCGAAATTCGGCGACGCTCGCCTGTTTCGGGCCGGTCGCGCCATCGCGCTGAGCGTTGTCCGTGGCGACGAAGGTCAGATCAACGTTCGCAAGGTTTGCCTGCGGAATGTTGAGCGTGAACTCTTTCGGCACGGCACCGATCAGCACTTCGGACTGGATTTGCGCCGGAAGCGAGTCGTCGGGAGCACCGAGGGTCCGTTCGACGTTGTAGGTCCGGCGCTTGATCAGCGAGCCCGTTTCGTTGCGAAGCACATCGCCGTAGAACAGGCGCACCGTCTTGCCAGCCGCAGCGACTTCGTTGGTCATCACGCCGTCCGACTTGTCGAACGTGATGCCATCAGCAGCGATCGAGCGGATGCGTTTGAAACCGTTGTTCGTCGCGCCGGCGAAGTTGTTGGCCGAGACATCACCACCGATGTAGACCCACTGACCGACCACGAGACCGAGCGTGGTGAAGTCGGCGAGACCGCCGCCGTTGGAGACCAGCTTGGGCAGGTTCCCCGTGGCGTCGATTTCAGCATCCGCATCGCCGAACTGATAGCCGACGACCACGATGTCCGCATCACTGGGCGGCGAGGCCTCCGTGGTGAGCGAGGCATCAGCGACACCGACCGACGTGTTCAGCGTGACAGCAGTCACGACGTTGACGCCATTGTTCGCCGAGTTGCTGAAACCGCGACCTTTGATCAGGTTGCCGACCACGAACCCGGCAGTCGCCGCGACTTCATAGACATCGGGAGCACCGGAAGCATCAACGGCAGTCACCGCTTCCTGGCCCTTGGCCCGGATATCGGCGAACATGACACCCTGCATCAGATCGGTCAGGTTCTCGAACGTGATGTTGTGGTTGAAACCACCGTTCGCGTTCAGGTCAGTCGTCACACCCTTGCGCCGCTGGCGGGAGGGGTTGATCGGGTTCGGAGCCACGGTCACGACTTCGCCGCCGAAATCGCTGTAGCTGTTGGGATTGAGGCGATACCACTTCGGGGTTCCACCATAGCCGCCTTCACCGGGGAGATAGCCGAGTGCCGCTTCTTCGGCATAGGCGAGGCCGGTGATATTGGAGTCGATCTTCGGGACCGTAGCCATCAATGGCCTCCTTACTTGATTTCAGTGTATTCGAAATCAATGAGGACGTTGGTCTGGAAGAAAGTGCCATCCCGGCCAAGCTCATTGATACGAACGTTGCGGAACCAAACTCCGTTGGGTGAAGAAACGCCCTCATAGGCGTCGGCCACTACCTTAGCCAAGGCATAGGCAGTTGACAAGCCAGAACCGGATGGAGTGTGGATGGTGACAATGACAACGCCGAGGCGCAGGAAACTCCTGCCACCGACACCGCCAAGACTATCTTGCTGACCCGCCGCATGGCGAACAACGACCACCGCCCACGGCGACTGATCCTCATCTCGTTGATCCCGTGTGTCCTCGTAGAACATGGTATACCCGGTCGGGTCCCACGCGGCTTTCAGGAGCTTGAGAATATCGTCGGCTGCTTGGGTGAAAGTGAGGTTGCTCATCGTCTCACCCCAATGAAGCCAAGAATTGTGGTGTTCGCAGGTTTCAGCATTTGAACAGCCTCGATAGTGAAATCGACGCCACCGTCACGAACGAACGTAAACTGCTTGAGATCGAGTTCCTCTTGGAACACGACGTAGACAAGTTCAGCAACCGAAACGAGCCCTTGCAACATTCCAGCTTCACCGAGGGCAGAAAGCCCAAAGACACGCACAGCGTTCGGCAGAAGCTGGACCGCCGGAACGTCATACGTCGTCTCGGTGCTGAGGCTTCCATTCCAAGGGGCATTGACGTCAGCAGGCGTCTCGGAAGGGCGGACGAGTTGAACCGTCCGACCATTCTCACTGATAAGACGCTTGGCAGTCAGCGCGAGCTTGGCATAGTTGACAGCCATTACCGATAGACCCCTCCAACGTCCACCAGCAGATCGATCAGCAGACGATCAGCGGCAGGATACTTCTGGAAGATCTGCATGGACGAACCGCCAGCATACCGATATTCGGTTTCGAGCGGGCCGACCTTTTCACGAGCATAGGTGCGAGAGGCACCACTCTCATCGACCGTGGGATCAGGCATCAACGCCCCGGTGAGTGCCCTTTCCGCATATTCGGCAACGGCTTGCTTGAGTTGAAGCGGAATGCCTTCCACGAGATTGCCATCACGAGAATAAGCATAGTCGCGAGGCCATTGCAGAACTTGCTCGGCATCATCGTCTCCACCAGTCAGCTCAGCATAGTCCCAGGCCAGATTGGCAGTGCTCGAAGTGGTGGCAATGGGGTCAGCCAGCGCACCGGCCACCAGCGCCCGCACAATGACGTCCCCCGGAGCGTCCAGAAGGGCCGCAGAGGCGCTTGGATGGGCCACCGTGCCCACACCCCCACCCGTGCCCAGCACAGCCGCCACAAGGGCTCCAGCGGCCTCTGAGGAGTCGCTACCAATGGTCACTTCATTGGCCGTGGCTGCGGCAGCGCGGAAAGTGTAGGTGACAGTCCCGATTGTGACAGTATCACCGTCCGCAGGGGTCGTGCGAATTTGCAGGACGTTGCTGGCATAGACCGAGAGAGTCGAATAGAGCTTCTGCCCCTTGAAACGGTGACCGAAGCGACGATCGATATAATCGGTGGCCGCGATGCAGGCTGCGTCCCTCTGGGCTTCACTGGCTGCGTCCCAGGACGTTGCGCGATTGCGTCTCGTCAAATAGTCGCGGATGAAACCGCGACCAGCGTAAGCATTCGCCTCGTAGATGCCGGAGCCATTTTCAACGATCAAAGTCATGTGAACACTCCGGTTGCGATTGCTGCAGAGCGACGCCAGTCATCGAGATAGTGCAGCGTCGCAGTGCCGGCGATTGCACCAGTGACAGTGAGCGTCACTCCAGGTTCGAAGAACCCCAAGCGGTGAATGGCATCAGCAGCGAGGTCAGGGACACCCAAGGAGCGACCAGCGCCTGTCTCGATGGTGATCTGTCCAGCAGTGATGCCAGTGCTGAATGAGATACCGATCACCCCTGCGGCGGGGAGAGCGAGAGCGTTCGGCGAAGGATTGGTTGCACCGACCGTTCCCATATCGAACGGCGAAGCAATCAAGCTCGAAAAGCGGCTCTTGCGAGCCGCCTCCCTACGCCGTTCCGTGGGTTGACGACCGAGTGCCATGGATCACCGTCCCGTCGGACGAGCGGTGCCACGCGAGTCCTTGCGAGCGAACGCCTTGTCGATCGGAGCGCGCGGATCGAGCTTGGCGATGTCCGACGGACGCAGACCACCGAGAGCCGTCTGGATGGCGTTGGCTTTCCGCGCCCGCGCCTCGTGCGACTTCTTGATGTAGTCCTGGATCGCTTCCTGGTTCGACATGTCGGGGATCAGCGACTTGATCCAGGTGCGGGTCGTGGCGAGACCGAGCTTCAGATTGCGCTTCGCCTCGGCGACCTCCTTCTCGTGGGCCTCCAGCATGGCGAGTTGTTTCTTCAGCACTTCCTCGGCCATCGGAAGCTGCTTGGGCGGCAGTTTCTTCAGCACCTTCTCGGCGAGATCGGTCGGCGACATCGGCTTGCTGGCTTCCAGATCATCCAGCAGCGAGAAGTCTTCGTCGGAGGCAACCTCGGCCTCGTCCTGCTTGGTCTCGTCGTTCGGCTTGGTTTCATCGTCCGAAGCGGACGTGTCCGGGTTCTCCCGGGAGAACTTCGGCGCGGCTTCGAGGATTTCGGCCCGCGTGACCTTGTTCCCGACGAGGTCACTGACCGCCTCGATCTTGGGCGAACCATCCTGGGTCCACAGGTTGTCGTCCAGAGTGTCGAGTTGCGAGAGTGCTTCCTTGATATCCATTTTCTACCTCATCGGGGTTTGGTGAGGGAGCCCAAGAGGGCTCGCCTCATTAGTCGTCCAGAAGGGTCAGCAGAGTGATTTCCGCATACCCGTTGGCCGTGATCACAACCGCCGTATCGTCGACGATGTTGGCCGCGTCCACGAGGAGGTTGAGGTTCACTTCGAGAGCGCCATCGGTATTGTCCAGGTTGAGCCCGGTGTTGTTGATGACGGTCTTCGTGGGCGAGACCTCGGCCGTCGCGGCGCCGAGAGCAGTGCTGGCGATCAGGTCCACGTCACCACCCGTGATGGTCGCATCGCTGGCGGGGGTGGAGCCGAGGCCGAAGTCACCATCCCACGTGTCCGTGAGATTGGCGCTGCCGGGACCAGTGAAGTTCACCACGACAGCAGCCGCGAGGATCTTCAGATAGGCTTCCGGCAAACCACCGATGACGACCGAACCGAAGCCGATGGCAGCGCCGGTCGCAGTGACGGTGATCTGATGCTTGATCGGCAGACGCAACTTGGTCACAGCTTCCTGCGACTGGTTGCCTCGTGCCAGAGAGCGGGGCAGTCCTTTGCTCATGTCTTCGTCCTCCAGAAGTTGGAGGGAGGGCCGAAGCCCTCCCGATTACGCTTCGCGGGTGACGAGGCGAGCGAACTTGATCTGCTTCCGCTCGGTGTAGACCCGGTTCCACGACGCGGCCTCGTCGAGGTCGTCGTTGGCCGTGCCGGTGTTCGCCGGGCCACCATCGTCGGCGGTGCCGATCCAGGCGTGACCGGTCGGGTGGATGCACCACATGACGCGCGAGTAGAGCACGTCCTGACCGCCGCCGTTGCCGCCACCAGCCTTGCGATCCATCTCGGTCGGGACCGGGGGAGTGCCCACGCCGAACTGGGTCGCACCCGAACCGAACAGCCACGTATCGTAGACGGAGCCGGTGCGCGGCAGACCGTCGTCGACGATGACCTCACGGCCCAGGAACGTCGGGATCGAGATGGCCTGACCGTTGATGCTGTCCTGAATGAAGTCGATCAGGTTGTTCTTCAGCATCCGGTTGTAGACCACCGAGTGGACCGCCACCGCGACGAGGTCTTCCTGCGAGTCGCCCATCGTCTGGGCCGCATCGAGGAAGGCTTCCGCCGAGAAGTTGGTCACACCGTCGACGAAGCCGCCGCCCGAGATGTTGTTGATGTAATCGCCCGAGTCGTTCGCGGCGTTGTCCGCGATGACACCGTTCCAGGTGGCGATGAAGGCGGCTTGCAGACGCCGGGTCCAGTAGGCCGCGACGCGGTCCGCGATGGCGTTCATGGGATCGACGCCGGCGAGGATCGCAGCGAGGTCGGTGCTCGACCAGGAGTTGTTCCGGTTCAGACGAACAGCGATTTCCTTCTTGCTGCCGATCTTCAGCGGATTGGGCGGACGCGCCACACCGGCCGGGAGCGAAGCGTCGGCATCGGCGAACGGCACCGAAGTGTCGGTCGAGATGCGATCGGCATCGTTGTCCAGGTCGTTGAACGACGGCACGTTGAAGGTGATGCCGCCGCCACCGAGTTTCTCGTCGAGAGTGGCCGAGCGAGCCAGGAGGCCGGACTGGACCAGACGCGACTTCTGCTCGGTGAGGGTCTGCGTGTAGGGAGTGAAGATTTCGGGGACGATGACGTCGCTCACCCGAACTGCCGGACCTGCGGCCATTGTGTGTTCCTTTCGAGTTGGGGATCGCGAACCCACGTTCGCCGGTTCGGGTGATGACCCATGCCATCAGAAAACAGTGTCAACATAGCTGGAGCTTGCAGGAATGGCAACAGTGTTTTTGTTGCGAAATGCCCCGGCGACAGGGAGGAGGAAGTCGCCGGGGCACCTACCACTCTCCTCGCCAGCCGGACAGCCGGGTCCACGTGAGAGTATACCCAGTGTCCGCTGGGCTCGGTAGAAGTGTCCCCCGGGAGCGCGGTGTGCTCAACCGGGGGACTGGCAGTTTCCTGCCGGGCACAGCGGCGGTCGGCTACCACACCCCGCCCCTGCCCTGCCTATATACGCCCCGACAGCGCGGGGCGCAAGGCTCATTTGCTCGGCTGGGTCGGCCGAGTTGCACCGACACGCGAGTTCGCAGCTTTCGCGGCCAGTTCAGCTTTCGCCATGCCGTGCTCTTTCACGTAGGCGCCCTGCTTCGTGAGGTTCCAGCCCTTCGCCGACCACGGGTTGTCGTCGACGTTGTCGAACCCGCCGCCACCGCCAGCACCACCGCCCTGCGAAGCAGGCCACCAGTGAGGACGGAGCTTCTGCATCTCTTTCATGAAGCCCTTGAGATCGCTGCCGGGCGTCACACCCTTGGCGTCGGCCTTCACGATGAATTCGCCGGAAGTCGGATCGCGTTCGAGGTAGGAGGCAGCAACCATCTCCACATCGGGGATGGCGGTCGCCAGGACCTTCATCTCGGTAGCCACAGCCCGGACGACATCGTTCATGTCACGGCGTTGGATGGCCGAGCGCAGAGCGTCACGCTCCGAAACTGCGGTATCACGTTCGCCGGCGATGTCCTTGAGCTGACGTTCGAGCGGGGCAGTCTTCTGCCCAAGACGAGCTTCCACCAGCTTGTTGATCGCGGCGTCGTCGAGCTTGCCGCCAGCGGCAGCCTCGAGTTCAGCGATGCGATCGAGCTTGGACTGCAGAGCAGTCGGGTCGTCGCCGAAGGCTTTCCACGGTTTGAACGCATCACGCGTCTTGCCGTGATCTTCACGCTCCTTGCGGAGCGCTTCCTGGACGTTGAAAACGTCCTGCTGCGTCTTCATCCCGTTGATGCGGGTGAGAACAGCTTTCCCGTCCTTCTCTTCGTAGAGCGGACGGAAGGCCTCAGGCACTGCGTCCATTTTGTCGTAGGAAAGTTCAAGCGGATCCATATCCGTCTCCTATCTGCACCGAGATCACCTCGGTTTTGTTATGTCCACAGCGCGGACTTACTTGGGCGTTCTCCCAGAGGGATTGGTCGTCTGTCCCTTGGGTTTCCCACCGCCCGTGTCTCTCCCATTGGGATTGTTCGGGTCGTTGGGCTGGACGGGGGCTTGACTTCCCGTCGCAGGCTTCGAAAAGACGAAGTTCTCGTCCTTCTGTTCTTTCTCGGCTTCCTTGAGCTCTTCATCGAAGGTCTTGGTCGTGAGCCGCCGCTTGCGGGACAGGTCGTGCATCGATTTCGCACTGATCGGCCAGCCGAGGTTGCGAGCCGTTGCGATTTCGACCATCGTCTGGCCGGTGAGCGGCATTTCGCCGAATTCTTTGTTCGGAAGGACCTTCACGTCGTCCGGGTTCTCGCCCATCCATTTCGCACAGGTCTTCAGGACCTGTTCGAGACCGGCAGCGCCCGTATCGGCGATTTGGTTCATGTCCGCAGTTCGTGCAGCGACCCGAATGCGAAGGCTGTCTCCGCTTTCACGCTGTCTGGACGTGCTGTCCAGCGTTTGAGCGCCCATTGATCCGGCTCGAGATTCGAGCCGTTCCAGTGCCTGACGCTGTTCGCTCAGGCCGCTGCCATTGACGCCGACGTATTTCGCGTCACCACCTTGAGGCACATCAATTCGAGCACCGACGCCGGTTCGCACCGCATCAGTTTCATCGAAGCCGCCGCCAACGGTGACGAAAGTATCTTGACCCTGCATGAACAGGTTCTGGCGATAGTCTGCCTCACCGCGATAGATCGTCATGCAGGCATTGCCGAGATCGAGCAGGGGAGGATCGTCCACTTCCGGTGTGATGTCACAGGAATTGATGAAGACGAAAGGAATTTCCTGAAGTTCGCGGCCACGCCACGTCGGAACCTTGAGGCCACCCTCGCTGTATTCGCTTTCCGCGAACACGCCTTGGCGGTATTGTCCGGAGGGGACGTTCTCGTCGGTCTTGCCCAGAACGAGGACGCGATACTTCGTGTCGAGGCTCCAGTTGAAGCCATCGCTGCGCTTCTGCTCGCTCTCGTTGATCACAACGAGGTTCAGTTTCTGCGGAACAAGCTGCTCGACCCTGCCATCGTCCCAGTTGATCAGTCGTTCGGTGTTGTAGGTCGCCAGATACGGCAAATCTTCACCGAGGGCAGGATTTGTCGGCATATCGGCCATCAGACCGATGCGACCAGTCAGCAACTGCTCGGTGTTGATGCGGCGCAGGATCACTTGCAGAGGCTCGCCCATGCGAGAGGTGATCTTCTCCATCGCTTTGGGCAGCTTGATCTCGGCTGGCTGCGAGTGCATCATGCCGATCGCCATCTGAACCGCTTCCCGGACAAAGTTCGGGAAACGTGCTCTCAGTTTGTAGGCCTCGTAAGCCTTGAAACCGATCGAGGTCGTGCTCGTGATCGCACCATCAGCCACTTGCGAACTCGTGAAGGGCAGATAGGTCGTATTTTTCGACTTGACCTGCCTCTCACCCTTATACGCATCGCGCATGAGGGTCCAGTCCGGTGAAACCAGAGCGTAGGACGGGTGCTGGGACGAAAGATTGGTGCTCATGGCGGTCAAGCTACTCCAGCGCCTGCCTCTTGGCAAGCGGTTTGTTTCAATAATGTCCTGTCGTCACACCAGAAGAACCCGGCGAACCCACCCAGCGAACCAGATATCGGGTTTCGTCAGCGATATGGTCTTCAGCGTCCGTGTTGATATCGTCCATGTCCTTCTCATCACGAGGAAGGACCGGAATTGTCTCAATAAACGACTTGCAGGTGTCGAAGACGAACAGTCCAGGCTTCTCACGAGGGTAAAGTCGCTTCTCTCCATTCACTTCTTTGATGTTCGGCCATGCGTTTTTCAGCTTCTGCCTCATTTGGGTCCAGCCAGTGGCCCGCGAACCGGGTCTCTTGTCAGCCGGGTTCCACATGATGCCGGGATATTTGAAGCCATCGTCCAGTCGAACGCGAACTTTCATGTCCGTGGCGATGCAGTTGCCGTTCTCAGCAGCGAAAATCTGACTGTCAGCGACACCAGCCTTCACTCGGCACCAGTTTTCACCCCGGCGACGCCAGCCCCACTCCAGTTCTCTCTTCACAATACCTTCCGAGATGTCGGAGGCGAGCAGGTCCAGTCCTTCATTGGGCTTCCCAGTGGAGCCATACCACTCACGAACGCGAAATACATCGCCGCGAACAGTCGATCGCCAGAGGTTCTGCCCAAGAGAGACGTCACTGCCGTCCGAAATCGCCCACCAGCCGACGGAGAACGGCTTGGAAGCGCCCCAGTCGAAGCTCCGAACGATCTTCCACGACTCGGGGATCTCAAACGGCGAGAGCAGGTTGTATTTCGGGTTCCACACATCGTCAAACATGCCGCCGGAGACGATGTCCCACGAACCCTCGAGCCACGCTTTCTTCTCAGCTTCGTTCCGCGCAGCAGCAGCGATACGATCGATGTAGTCCGGATCGCTCTCGAGCAGAGCCTTGTTCTCGTTGATGTGGCTGTGAATGCTGAGACGAGGAGGTTCCTTGCGTCCCTCCTCGTCTACAAGGTCCCGACGCACGATCATGTTCATCGTGTTCGGCTTGTAGCGATGCTTCACCCAGTTGTGACCGGGGCCATACGGGTTCGTCGTGGCACGAACCATACGAGGCATTCCTTTTGTCGAAGATCGACAACAGGAAAACATTCGCTTGTAGCCTTCGTCGGTCGCCCAGTTGCAGAGTTCCTCCCAGCCGATCCACGGGTATTCGTGGCCGTGATAGTTCCAGTAGTCGTCAGGCTTGGCGAACTGGCGCAGCAGCAGGCTCTCTCCGCTCGGCCACGTCCACACATGCTCCGAGTGGTTGAACTTCGCCTCCGGCCAAATCTGCGGGATCCATTTCTTCGTCTTGGTGATGACGTCCGTAAGCTGCTTGTAGGTTTGCCTGAAAAGGATCCCTTTCCAGGCAGCCCCGAAACCCTTGCCGACGTGCATACAGAACGACATCAGCAGACTGTCGGTCTTTCCGCCGCCTCGCGTCCCTTGAAACAACACTTCGAAGATGGGCGTCGCACTCAGGAACGCTTCCTGACTGCCAGCCATCGGTTTCCATATGACATTATCAGGATATTTCATGCCGTCGAGGGTCCCAAATAGCGCCTGCGCGTGACAGAACTCACCAAAAGATCAAGGGGTGTCTTTGGTCACTGTAGCTGGGACTTGTCGCAAGTGCAACACTCAAATTCCGGCGAACCCTCATGGATCGCCATGTAGTCCCAGTCCGGGCAGAGACGAAGGTGCATCAGCAGCAACTCCTCGTGATCGAAGTTTTCTGACGAGCTCACGGGAAGAGAGAGGGACTTGGATTGACCCCGATGGCTTCCGCCATAGCGATCAATTCCTCTCGGGTGTCAGCGACCATATGGCACATTATCATCCTGCGGTATGGATGAACAGCTTGGTCCACGTAGACTGTCATTGTCACGATCCCCCTTGGTGGATGGTTTCTTTTCTAATTTTGGATGTTGATATGCTAATAGCGATCTGAATGAGTTCCAGGTAGGTCCGCTCGAGGCCGGGCTGGGTGGCCGGGTCGGGTCGGCGCGGCCTTGGGGTGGGGTGGGGGGTGGCCTGCCGCAGCGCAGCAGGCCGAGCGCCGCAGCGCAGCACGAGTCAGGGCATGGCGTGGGTCAGGACCTCGCCGATGTGGGCCACCACGGGGACGAGCATCTCGTATGCGAGCGCCACCGAGCCGATGGCAAGGGCCGCCCGCAAGGCCACGAGGCCGAGGGCAGGGGCGGCGCAGGAGCGGGCGTAGGAGCGGCGGGGGGGTGGGCGGGGGTGGTGCCCCCGCCCGTTGGGCTTACTTGCTGACCGGCACGAGCCACGCCTGCTTGGCGTTGACGAACCAGTTGGCGTGGGAGTGGGCCGCGCCGTTGGGCTTGGCTTCGGTGCCCCAACCGGTGCTCGGCTGCTTGTAGGTGGACCCCGCCGCGTTGGCCGCAAGGGCGCTGGCGAACTGGGCGGCGGTGAACCCGCCCTTGTGCTGCTCGGCCAGCTTCTTGGCGACCGTGTAGCAATAGGCGCGGATGGAGTTGCCCGTCTGGGCCTTGACCGGCCAGCCCTGCTTGATCGCCGGGTCGTAGCTGCGCAGCATGTAGGTCGGCGCGGCGGGGGCGGCGGCGGGGGCGGCGACCGGCGCGATTTTCTTGGCGACGGTGGCGGCGGGGGCGATTTTGGTGGTAGCCATTTGGAAGTTCCTTCTTGGGTTGGTAGGCAGCACCGCGCTGCCTATGACCTATATATATATACGCCCACCCCGCAACGACTGCAAGCCCTAATTGCGACCGGAAAATAAAAAGTTTGTTGCCTGTTTGCGAACGGCGGGGGCGAGCGCGACTAGCCGAAGAATGTGGCGAGAATAAGGCGGAAGAAGAAGATTTTGAGGAGTGTGGTCAAAACGACACGGACACGACGATTGTGGCGAGAATAAGGCGGAAATGAGGCGCGGACGAAAAAGATGACGAGTGTTGCACGAACGACACGATTTCACGATTGTGGCAGGATCGTGGCAGGATCGTGGCGGACGAAGAAGAAGATGAGGACCGATCGAGGGAGGACCGCGTCTTCTTCTTCCTCTTCGAGTTAAGTCACTCGGTCGATTGGCGTCTTCTTCATCGTCGTCGGATTAAGTCACTCGGTCGATGGACGAATTTGAAGATGTCGGTCGAGGAAGAAGATCGGAAGATGATGAGGAGGGATGCCCAAAGAAGAGCAGGCGGTCCTCGGGTCGGGAAGGACCGCCTGCCGTCAGCGCTCTGCTTAGACCGTGAGTGGTGACTGAGCGCCGACGATGCTGTTGCGCGGATGCTTGTTCGGGGTGAAGGAGGCGCCGACCGCGACACCGGGGCGGCACACGTGGATCACGCTGTTGTCACGCGAGTAGGCGGCGGTGAGCATGGCGACCTCGGCGCGGAGCGAGGCCTTGTCGTCGGCCAGCTTGCCGGTGAACACCGAGCGACCAGCCGCGTGGGAGAGGGTCAGGGACTTGCGGATCATGGGACTTGCCTTTCTGTTCTTGGGCACCATTGCCCTACCATCACACTACCACGGGGAGTTTGCGAATTACAGTCATATTTGTCTTCCGCAGACTTTTATCTGGACATCTTATCTCTCCATCCGCATCTTCATCTTCTTTATCCTCCCATCCCCATCTCGTCATCCTCCCATCCGAGGAAGAAGATGAGGATTATATAGAAGAGCCTCAGATGAGGACCATCGGATAGACTCACTCGGTCAATCCTCATCCTCTTCCGGAGGCTGCGTGAGTTCGTGGACGATCTCCGCTTCGGGAGTGACATCCTTCGCTTTGTTGAAGCGGCTCTCCCAGTCTTCAATGGAACTCATCTCTGCAGGAGCGATCATAACACCACCAGAGTGATTGACAGCGATCTCCTGCTTCTCTCGGTAGCCGCTATCATGCTTTTTGAGTTCCAACTCAATAAGCCTGATAGGGAAGATTTGCTCCTTGGAGACAATGTTCCCATTGCGATCGTAGCTCACCTTCTCGGTGCCGTTGAAGACGAGATCCTGGTGATGAGCGATAAGCTTCTCGATGTATTCCTTCTCACACTCGAGGAAGGCGACAGCGAAGTCTTCATCATCATCCATGTGACGACGAACGGTTGCCGTGGTGATCCCGACCTTTGCAGCAGCTTCACCAATCCGACCCCACTTCCGATATTCGTCGAGGAAAACTCCCTTCGCTTTATCGTCGAATTTTATCCGCTCCATCTTTATCCTCGATCTCCAGTTTCCATCCTCATCCTGATATTCGACGAGGACAGGCTTGGAGCCTCTGCAGAGGAGAGAGCGAGGGCGTTTCGCGAGCCGGAAGGCGCGGTCATAGTCGTCCGCTGGGTCTCGCCCGAAGTCGCGAGTTTCTTCATTGTCGTCAGTCGGCATTCGTCACCTGTATTCGTGCGAAGATGAAACAGAAGAGATCTCCCGCTAAAGAGGTTATCACAGCCCAAGGAGGAAGCGCAATCCCTGTATCCTCCCGATTGCTAAGTGATGTCAGGTGATGTCACTGGCTGTCAAGGTGTTCGAACTCCTTACCCCTCAACCCCTTGTAAACTATACTCTTTATACTACTCTATAGAGTATTAAGAAGTCTGTATACTACTTTAGGACCTACGGTAAATTACGCAGGAGGCTGGCGCTCAGAACCCTTGGGCGAACATCCTATACATCAAACAATAAGTCAATTCCAGCCAATTATCCGTGTTCAAACAACGTCTTACGGTTTATAGATGTTTGTATACTTGCAGTCGAGTGACATCACCTGACATCACATAGGCCCATCATGCCCGTAAATCCCAATCAGCCCACAAGACCCCGCATCCATCCATCTACAGGGGAGGTTCTGCAGTATGCGACTTTGCCCAAGAGAGGGAAGAAGCTGTTCCGCGTTTGTGAGACTGCTTCAATGATCGCCCAAGCAAGACTGTATCGTGCAGTTAAGCGAGGAATGATTGAGAAACAGGTCGCAATCTCTGACCTCTATGATTACTGTTTCCCAGATTTGCAGCAGATCATCAGCAAGACACAGATGGGATACATCGTTACGGGAGCAATCCTGTATGAGCCACGCTTGATGGTGAACAACAGAGTAGTCGGCAAACCGACCATGACCTACACATTCCGCCATATCTTGGACCTCCAGTATGGATTGGAATGGATGATCTGCACATGGTTCACCGATTTTTTCAACGAAGCTGTCGCGCCCGAGGAGCCTATTGGGTCCATGGGTGAACTGGAGGGTGAGCTGGACGCGCTGGGTAACTCCGAGGACACGGAATATCTAGATATCTACGAAACTAGATTGTGGAAATTCGTGCGAGACGAGCCAGATTGGAAAGCAATTCTGGAGAGAAATCACGAGGATGAGCTTCCGTCTCCGAAGGTAGAAATCACGGGCAAGAAGCCACGGAGCTTTCAATGACACAGGAAAGGAACGAAGCTGTCTCATCCTTCGTCGCACAACTTGATCAGTGGAAGATGGTCAATCGCAGAAAGATATCCTTCGCTGAGAAGGTCGCCCTTGTAGGCAAAGGTCAGTTCACCTACAAGGACGGGAAGTGGCTTCGTCAGTGAAGACCACCGGAGCCTTCGCCTCCGCCCTGACGACGGAGCATTTCGAAGAGACCGCCAACAGATTGCTTCTCATCACGAGAAGCAATCTCCCCCTGCAGACGAGGGATGGTGGACAGACGATCGAAGATCATCTTCGTAACAACGAGCGCCCGGTCACGCGCCTTGTCGGCCTCACCGAACTGCTTGAAGCGCGTTTTCTTCTGGTATTCGAGGAACAGAAATTCGAGTTCCTCGGCCAGGAGATCGCACTCCTCTCTCACTTTACAGACTTCACACATTGCGGTCTCTCCTCTACAGTCGCCCCAACAGACAGAGCGATCATTGCGATGGGCCAGCCAAGGAATATCACTGGATTGTGATACTCCTTCTCGGCACAGAATTCTTGTGTTCCGAGGTCGAAGCCCCAGAGGAAGATGCCGCCTGCGAGCCATATCGCCAGCAGCTTATTCAGCATTGAGCAGTCCCTCCTTCAGCATCTGTATCAGAGTGGTGGCCTGACCCTCGGCATCGTCCGCCGCGTTGTGAGCCACGAGCCCCGCGACCTCCTTGGGCGTCTCACCGCGATACCGGGTCTTGTAGAGCCAGCGGATGGTGCGATAGTCGAGTTCCATCCGGAAGTTCCAGGGCTTGTCCAGCCCAAGAGCAGAATAGTGCTGCTCGAGGATGACCAGATCGAACGAGGGAGAATTGCCCCAGACGAACTCGACTTGATGTTTCTGGAATACTTCAAACAAAGCATCCTTGAGATGCACTCTCGGCATCACCCTCGGATCATAGCTCTGCTGCTGCCACCAGCGAATGGTTTCTTGCTGAGGCACGAAACCAGTCGACAGCACGACGTCCAGCAGATCGATGTGCCAGACCATTCGCTCTTCAAGAGCGAATGAGAACCCCATGCCGTTCATGTCTTCATTGACACGGAACAGCTTGAGACCGAGCTCGAACATCGGCACGTTATGTCCGATCCCGAGGGTCTCGATGTCAATCATTGCGTGCATCCCACGCCTCCTTTACCCAGCGAGTGATGTCGTAGCAGAGGTAGACCCAGAGGCTTTCCGAGCCAGACACCATGAAGATGTGAAGCCACGTCACCTCCAGATTGTGGAGGACGTAGTAGAGAAGCGCCGCCGGGATCGCGCCACAAAGCACGAGCCCGACGGCGAGGCGGAACAGGAGCTTCACGACCCAATCATTAGAGGGTCTTGACATGGACAGCATCCTTTCTCTTGCCACCGAGTTTGGACAGGACGCACATCAGCACGTCCATGTCACTGAAAGCGTCAGGGAGTTCGTCCTGCAAGGCCAGCATCTTCGCCATCTTGCGGTTGACCTCGTCTCCCAGACGAGCGACCTCATCGGTCTTCCGAACGAGGATGGCAATCTCTCGCTTCTCCACGTCCATCATGAGCTCTTTCATGAGCTCAATCTGCTTCTTGCGGGTTTCACACACGACGCACATCAGTTCGCTCCTGCCGTCACGAGGTTGGTCCACTTGACCTGCGTCTGCAGATCAGTGAGAAGCATCTTCGCATCCTGGGACTCGCCCTCATTGTCACACCCGAGGATCAGACCGTTCCCGGCCAGCTTCCAGTCGTCCGTCCGACCGATGTCGAACAGTCGCATCCCCGCTTTGAGATAGCCCTCGTCATCGACGTAGAGCGTATCGCCATTGTCCCATTTGACCCCGACGCAGAACGTCTCCACCTTGGGGCCGAGCGGGTTGGAAAGGAACCGGTAGATTTCCCGGTAGTCGCTTACCACCTGGACCTCGGTGATCTCCTTGGTCCAGGGATTGATCAGAATGCCTCTCATTTCAGTAGCCTCTCACGGTTTACCCTACCGCAAGCATGGCATGGGAGGGCTGCGAAGACCACAGTCTACGCTTCAAAGATGTCATTCAGCAGACGCGTGACCTTCATGTCGGGTTCGACCACAGACATCGGTGCATTCTCCTCCACTGCGACCATCTCCATATGCTCGCCACAGCACAGGGTCTCGAGGTCTTCCTCGCTGAGGGTCAGGAGAAAGTTCTCCAGCATCCGAACGTCATGCTGAGGAACACCGTCAGCGAAGATGGCTCCTTCCACCCTGCCGATCCAGGTCTGCTCCGAACAGAAGCGGTTGATCAGCCCATTGTCCAGAGCAATGAGCAAGGCTGCTTTCTTGACAGTCGGGAACTGATCAATAGCAGACATACTTCTTCGCCTCCTCCAGGACCTCGTCCCACGACGACGTGTCGAGCAGGGACCGCAGTTCCTCTTGGGCTTCACGATGCCCGTTCATCGCCAGACGTCCAGCGTCCAGCGTGGTCTCAGCAAGGATCAAGGCGAAATCCTCGTCCTCGCCGACCTGAAGTTCCCCGGCAATCATGCCGGAGACATCACGGATTGCGTTCTTCAGCTGTTCTCCCTGCTCTTGGCGATGATATCGCTGGTCATCTGCGAGAACACCGTCGGATCGGGCTTGCCGACCTCGATCTCCCACTTCCCAGGATACTGGTTGCACTGGACCCAGCCGTCGCGCAGGATTTCCGCGCACTTGATCCGGCTCTCCAGAAGGTGCATGTTGTTCGGGGTCCGGAATCCAAAGAACTTCGAGCCGGAGCTGATCGTGTTGAACAGCCGCCGCTTACCGTCGGGCGCGACATGCCACAGCCGAACGACCGAATTGAGGTCTTCCATCATAAACTCCTTGAGGTAGCCTTAGCCTGAGTATAGCCCAAGAGAAGGGCTGCGAACAGTCTCAAAATGTCACGCGAGGGCGGCAGCGAACCACCGCCCTCGCGGTGCGAGAGACACTCCGGAACCCTGCTTTCGCAGGGGAAGCCAGCCCTATCCCATGCTGCCAGAGCCTCCGCTGCCGGTGTTACATAGCCACCCCCGGCTGGGCTGTCCATGGCCCTCTAAGGGGCCTCTGAGCGCTTCAGAAACACTATCAAGGCCACCAGCCCCAGCCCCAGCAGCGGGCTGATCAGGGCTATCACACCAGCGAACACCCACAGGAGGGTGAACTTGCCGATCAGTGGCTTTCGTTTGCGCACTCTCCTCTTGTTCGCCTTCCGCCATGCGACAGCCTCGGGTCGGTTGTCGAACGGCGGATATTTATTCATGGGCAGCATCCATGAGACCTGCCAGTTCGTGCGCGAGGATCACAGCCTTGAAGGGCTTGTCGATGGTGACCTCGAAGCGGAAGTGGAAGTCCGACGATGACGATCTTGCCGCGCTTCCAGACCATGAACAACGAGCGATCCTGATCGATCATCGCCTCGCCGCTCCAATCCTCACGGCTCGGCTGCCGACAGGCGGACCCATTGTCATAAGCCCAGATGACCTCGTTGTTCTCGGTCACAGCGGCGTAGACGGTGAAGCCGGAGTTCTCCTCCGGAAGCATGTCAATCAACATTGACGAAAATCTCCTGCCAGATCTGTTTCGGCGTGATGCAGTTGTCCTTGGACCAGTCCTCGCAGCCGGTGAGAAAGTTCACCAGCACGAAGGCGACCAGCACCGAGAACAGGATGCACATGATCAGGTGCGGAATGAACCTCAGCATTCGCCCCACGCCTCCCGCATGGCGACCACACCGGGGTCTTCGCCGTTGATGGTGCCGTGAGCCTCGTCATACGCGGCCTGAGCGTTCCAGTTCGGCTTGTCCCGATACTCCTCCACGAAACCGTCGAACGCGGCCTTGGCCTCCGCCTCGGTCTCGTAGTCATACGGGTCGTCCTCGCCACCGAACTCATCGTAGCGGTCGACGATGGACACCAGGAAGTAGGCATCGGTCTCGGGTTCGGTCTTGGCCCAGACCTTCTGCATGGTGATGATCACACCGTTGCAGTTCGCCCGATGGACGGTGGACTCATTGTAGCGATTGGACATTACATTCACCTCTGTAGGGGCACCATTGCCCACCTACACAGTAGCCCGCGACGTTTACGAAGAAAAGCTCTATTACTCGCCTATTGCGAGTTCCTGTTCCCAGTCCTGATAGTCGAACATCTCAGGTATCCAGTTCTCCAGGATCAGGATTGTCTCCAAACGCTGCTTCACGTTCAGATCAGGACGGAAAAGAACGCCGACGCGAAAGCGCAGCGTTCCTTCCATCAGTTGTTGTTCGAGAAGCGTCCCGGGGATATGATCACCGAGTTCCGGTCCGTTGTAGTATCCCTTCGGCTTGAAGGGACCTCCATTCCACTGGGTTCCGTTCTGGTCCCAGAACCCGACACGGAGTCCTGCTGTCACTCTCACGGCTTTGACCTCTGCGCCCATTCCGGCCACCCTCGATTCGAGTAGGTCGGGGCTCGCTTGTCTGTCTTCCAACGTTCCTGGAGATACGCACGATACGACTCCGGGACGGGAAGGTGTGTGAAGTCGACTCCCAGACCTTCATGTCTCGCACTATTTTGGAACGGTAGCAGCGGCCCGGCTGGAAGACAACTGGAAAAGGTTGCGATGTAGGGCACACGATCTGCGGACGAATGGTGAGTTCCGTAGCGAATTCCCCATTCTTTCACCAGCGCCTGCGCATAGGCAAGGCACCACGCGAAATTCCCGCTTGTCGAGGCCACCCAGAGCGTCACTGGATGGTGTTCATGGCTGGGCAGGGTAGCCAGCCCCACGCCGGTCTCCACGCCCTCTCCGAAGCGCAGAATTGCGGTCGACATCATCTGGTTCGCCTCGCGCAAGGCGCTGCCGATGCGCTTGTCATCCAAGCCAGCGGCAGCGACCACGGGGTCTTCATCGAGCACGAACAGGTTCATAGATCGAGGTCCATGTAGGTGATGTTCATCGCTGCCAGAATGGGCAGCATGGCGGTCTTCTGCTGGGCATTCACCTTCATGACCAGCATGGCTTCAGTCTTCTCCTCCTTCTCGAGGATCAGGGTTGCAGCCAATTCGTAGACCGGTCGGCACCGGCCTGCCGTGATCATCTGGTTCACAGCAGAATCAGACAGGCCGAACATGCGAGAGACTTCGGCGAAACCGTGCCGATCGCACAGTTTCCTGAGGCTCGGAAACTCCGACGTCATCTCGTGGTTCTTGACAGTGGCGACTTCAGTTCCCACTTGCGGCATCCTCCATAGCGTTGCCGAGGATATCGTGTGCCTCTTCAGAATACGCAGCGATGAATTGCTCCTCGGTCATGAACGTGATCTCGTCCATCAGGTGAAGTTCCACATGGTGAACCGTGTGGACTGGGACAATATCACCGATGTAGAGATCACCATCAGGTTCCAGGAACACCTTCACGAGCATGTGGTCCCAGCCATCAAACTCGAAGACGTGCATTGATCAGCCCTCCACTTTGTGAAGCTGACCGCTCTGCTGGCGGACATACTTCTGGCCGAACCCTTGACCGAGTCGCTTGATCGAGTGGAGCCTGTAGCTCTCCTCGGTCATGGTCGCCCAGCACCCGCCGCGATGGATGGTCTTGGCGTCGTAGACGACCTCGCCCTTCTGGTTGGTGAAGGGGACGCCGAAGTCATCATGCGTCATCTTCTCGGCGCTGAGGTAGCGAACGGGATCAGTCATGGCCGAGCCTGTGGTATTGGAAATCGACTTTGTGATCGACCTCTCGTTGCTGTTTGATCTCCTCGAGCTTGGCGGCGAGATCATCGTGCGCCTGCTGGAGCTGACCGCGCTTGTAGGTCTTGCCGAGGAGTTCGCCGGCGTGTAGGCCCGGTTCGCTTTCATGCCCGTCTGGACATACAGCTTGATGGCGGATTTGAGCGTGATCATCACGAAGGTGTTGACCTGCTCCTTCCCAGTGAAAGTCGTCATAGCATCGCCTCTTCTTTGGGCACCATTGCCCTACCTACAGCCTACCCCGCGAGGGTCCTGAAGAAAAGCTCTATATGTCGTCGCTAAACGATACCTCAGACAAGGGATAATGCCCGAGAAGCTCTCGCTCCTCAAGAGCATGGACGCCATACGTCTGTGACGAGACGATGTTCCAGTCCTCATCAAGCCCAAGAAGGATGGCACGGTCTCCTCGTATCCTGGACGTCGATCTCTTGATAGAAATCACATACCAGAAACGAGTATCACGTCCTCCTTTGGAGGGATACAGGTTGCCGACAACGACCTTGTGAAGCGGCTCTGCACCGATTTTGTCAATCGCTGCGGCCAGTTTCTTATCAGCGGTCTTTCTGTTCATTCTTGCTTCCCACTGATCTGCTGCGAAAGCTGCATATCCATGATCGTCACCCCTTGCGAGATGACGATTATAGATGGTTCCCCAGTCGATCATCAGCTGATCTTCGACCGTATGTCTGCCGCGAGGAGCGGATACTCCTGTTCACAGGCATCTGCGTATGCCTTCAAAGCAGGAGCAGCGAATTTGTCATGTGAAAGATCGAGCACGAAGTATTCGCAGCCATAGTGCTTCTGTCCAGGACCAGAAGTTCCGTCAGTGCGATTGACCTCGAACTTCCGATACAGACCGCGAGCTTTGTCTCCCATTTCGTTCTCCTAGCCGAACATACGGTTGATGATCTCCACCAGATAGGCAGTGTCGATGTGATCTTTGTCCTTCTCCTTGGCCTTGTTCAAGACCTCCGAGAAGTAGGCGACATCAACCCCGGTGAGTTGCTCCTCGAGGATGACAGGGTTCTCCAGATCGAGCTTGGAAATCTGCAAGCACATCTTGAGATACTGCCCGGCGTTGATCGTCCAGCCGCGCAGGATGAACTTCTTCGCCCTGAACACCGAGCACACCGGATACAGCGATCCGCGATAAACCAGCGTCCTTGACATGAGCGCGAGAAGCGAGTCCTGGTTCACGACCACGCCTTCATCCGGCGTCCAGTAGTTCATGCAATGCACGAAGTCGAAGTTCTCGTGGATCGCTTCTGGCCCGCCATAGAAGCGGATGATCACTTGCACCCCGCCCTTGAGGCTGATGGCGTTCGAGGACAGGAACACCGGATGATAGTCCGGCTTCTGCTTCTGGGCTTCCTCGTCCACCTTGCCTTCGGCCGGGAGATTGGCGTAGGCCTCTTCGAGATATTCGCCGGCCTCGGGGGTATCGCTGCCGCCGGTCTCGAAATACTGATAGTCCTTGGTCTGCTGGTCGCCGGCGACGCCAGCCGACTTGACCACGATGCGGATGCGGTTCCTGCCCAGCGTGTCTTTCAGTTCCTGGACCGACATGTCATATTCGATCCCGCCCTGCTTCGCCACGCGGCCAGCCTTGAAGACCTCGAGATAGTGATGGGCCATCGCCAGCGTGGTCTCGTAGGTCTTGAAGTAGAGGTCATAGTCGTTGACCTCTTCGCCCAGGAGCATGGACGCGATGGAACCGCCGGTCACGATGACATCACGCTTCGCCATCTTGCGGAGACGATCGTCCTCGATGGAGGCGAGCCACTTGTCGATCTTCTTGGTCAAAATCTGGTTGATGGTCTTGATCTGTTTGCCACTCATTTCGGAGGGTTCCTTTTCAGAGTTGTGACGACTTTCAGGTCCCCGTTGTCCAGGGACCTGAGATGGATGCCGCAGAGCGGAATGTCGTCAATCCTCGTGATAGCCTTCTGCTGACATTTCTCGATCAGCGGCTTCTTGTAGTGCGATTGCACCTTGAGGATCGCGCAGCATTCACTCATGGAACACCTTGAGTCGCTGCTCAGCCCGCTCCGAGACAACAACACGGTTCTCCTCCCAGATCACCCAAGGAGGGAGGCGGAGCTCTCCTTGGGCACGAAGGTCTTTCCAGGCAGCGTTCA